TACTTCTTGATAGCACGAATAGCAATACCAACCTCAGTACGAATAGTCTCATCACCATAACGAGACACACCGCCCAATGAATCAGAGTGTGACGCTTCAGCGTAAGCACTCGCACTCATCTTCTTAGATATTGCCTCAATACCAGCACCCAACCAACCCTCAATCACCAGCGAAGAGCCAGTGACTATTTTCTTTTCATGAACAGTCATGAACGCTGTTGTTGCTCGTGGTACTGCTTTTTTCTTGCTTGCTTGCTTTACTGATGCCATGATGGCTCTCCTTGTATCTTTGGTGCTAATCGGTAGCACGCCGAGTGATTACTCACTAGACAACCCACAAGTGAGAGAGGTATCTCACTCATGAGTTGGTACTAAGTAACTACTAATGCTTATCGCAATTAGGCTTATCGCAAACACTTGCGTCATACCAATTTGTGTCCTCATGCGTGCGTCGTGCAATAATGCGAACAACCGCACCATTGACCCGAAGACCTAGACGATTACAACGCTCAATGTATGATTTCATTTCTTCGCTCATAGCCTCACCTACCTTTGATAGTCAAGCACCGACCTTATCGGCGCACCATTGTTACACTAATGGCATGGGTCATTTACTGGTTGTAAGCGTATTGGCGCATATTGCCATGTAATGATGCACATATGAAGTCACAAGGGGTAGGGAGGTAGGGTGGGGGCGCACCCGTCACTTCGATGGATGGATTCTAGTCAGAGCCGTAAAACTGTTTTTCTAAAAAGGGGGTGGGGGATAGAAGAAAAGGGTACCTTACCCTTATTTTATTTAGCAATCCCACTTTTTTAGGGCTAGTGCTTTGCGTGTTGGTCTGCCTTTAGAGTCCTTCATAGGTCCCGGCATGCCACCCATACGTGCACAAAACGATTTCCTACGCTTGGCTTTGACTGGTGATGACTTTGCAGCCTTGGCTGACACTGGTGGTTTAAGGGTGCCACCTGTTTGGGCTTTGTAGGATGCTCGACCTTTGGCGTTGAGACCACCTTTAGGGTTCTTTCCTTCTTTGCGTGTCCATGCTGCTGTTTTAGCCACGACCGGACCTTTTGGCTGCAGCGTTGTCTACAAGGTTTGGGTATGGGCGTCCTGCTTTTTTGGCACGTGCTTTAGCAGATGTTTTTTGGGCAGGGGTCAATGGGGTTGATTTTTTGTTTGGGTTTTTTTTATCCCAGAATGCTTTTTTACTTGACGCCATTTCTCTTCCTTTTAACCTGTGTCTTCAGCCTACTTGGCAACCTTCGCTCTCAGGAGCGAGGTTGAACAGTTCTGTCCTTCCCCCCATCCCTACCCTTCCCCCCACTCGTTACATAACTCTTAGTGGGTATGGAACCACTCACAGTGGTTGTAACGAAACGGCTTATTACCAATGAAACAGAACGAAGAACTCACGCTAACATCACAGCAACAGGAGTACCTAGATTGGTTGTGCACCGCACCATCGGAACGTGTACCACCATCAAAGGAAAAAATGTCCGCCCACCTTGGTGTCAATGTCACAACGCTTCGCCGTTGGGAAAAAAAGGAAGTCTTCGTCAGCCAGTGGAAAACGGCGGTGGACGAAGTTCAGGGGTCTCCTGAGCGCACTCAGAGACTCCTAGACACTCTGTATGCCAAGGCTCTTGATGGCGATACCAAGTCTGCACAGTTGTACCTGCAGGCTACGAACCGCATGGCTCCGCCTACGGTAACGGTTCAGACTAATAAGAAAGCAGCAGAACTTTCTGATGCTGAGTTGGATTCTTTGATTGCTGCGGTAGCGGAGCGAGAGAAGGCTCAACGTACACACTTGAAGGCTTTGTGAATATGGTCGAATGTCCAGAGTGTGGCGAGGAGTATCCACCTGTGGCTACACATTGGATTTGTCCAGCGTGTGGGATTGACGATAAGGCACAGCCAAAGATGGCGGTGTTTGAAATGAGGGATTATGGCGACAACTAACGATGCTATGTATGCAGAGTTGGTAGTTCTATACCCGGATGCAGGTAAAACGCTTGGGGACTTGTTGTACACTCATTGGGTTACTACTGGTTTGGCTTATCGTGGTACAGCAGAACGTGATTACTACATCGCACAAGGTGCAACAAGTTATACCTTGGGTGACTTGGCTAATGAGTTTTGGTCTGATGCCGACTTTGTTGTTAGCAACTTAGAACTTGAAGATGGTAACGATTTACTCTTAGAAGATGGAACCTCGTTTGCTTTAATGGAGATTGGTAATGCCTGATAAGAAGATTACGCAACTAGATGCTTTAACATCTTTAACTGCTGATGATGTATTTTTAGTTGTTGATGACCCAGCCGGTACACCAACATCAAAGAAGGTAACTGCAGCAAACCTTGCTACGTACACAAGTACTGGTTTGGCTACTTTGGCTAGCCCAACATTTACTGGTACTGTCTCGGGTATAACAAAAACTATGGTTGGCTTAGGCTCTGTAGATAACACTGCTGATACTGCAAAACCTGTATCTACCGCACAGCAAACTGCTCTTGACCTAAAATCAAATCTTGCGTCGCCAACATTTACTGGCACCCCACTTTCTACTACTGCAGCCGTAGATACAAATACCACTCAGGTTGCTACTACTGCTTATGTTGTTGGTCAGGGTTATGCAAAGTTGGCTTCGCCAACATTGACGGGTACTCCACTTGCACCTACGGCTACTGCAGGAACAAGCACAACACAGATTGCTACAACAGCGTTTGCTGACCCACAAGGGGACCAGTTTGTGTTGTCGGCAGCAATTTTCACCAGTTAGGTAACGATTCAGGAGAACATATATGGCAACTTTCACTAAAATAGCATTCAACCCTGCTGGCGGTACTCCTGCTGGAACAGGTTTAGGCATTCCAGTCACAGCAACAACTGCAGGTACGGTAGGAACAGTTATTCATACTGCTTCAACAACACCTGCAACTATTGACGAAGTGTGGATTTACGCACAGAACTACGATACCACAGACCGCAAACTTACAATTCAGTGGGGTGCAGCAACTGCTGGAACAAACGAAATTGAATACACAGTTAAAGCAGAAAATGGTTTATATCTAGTCGTGCCGGGTCTCATTATGCAAGGCAATGCTACTGCAAAAGTTATTTCTGCTATTGCTGCAACCGCAACTGCAATTGTTCTTTACGGGTACGTCAACCGTATTGCCTAAGGGGTACTGAGTGCCTTCGTTTTTAACTAATACTGCTGGTGGCAAATCTGTTGCCACTATGAAAGCACCACGCAGTAGGCGTGGTGACACTGGTCAGGTTGCGTCTTACTGGTCTGGCGGTAGTACTGGTGCTACTCCTACGGTTGAGTATTTGGTTGTTGCTGGTGGCGGTCCATCTGGAGGAGCAAACGGTTCATACCTTTCTGGTGGTGGTGGTGGTGCTGGTGGTTTAAGAACTTCTGTTATTGGTGCAACTAGCGGTAGAAACTCATCTGCTGAATCAGTGTTTACTATTTCTGCTGGAACCGCATATACGGTAACTGTTGGCGCTGGTGGTGCTGGTGGTTCTTACAATGGGCAGAACGGTAGCAACTCTGTTTTTGCATCAATTACTTCCACTGGTGGTGGTCGTGGTGGTAACGGAGAAACTGGAACAACCGTGTTTGGTGCTACTGGTGGTTCGGGTGGTGGTCAGGGTACTAGCAACTCATCTGGTGCAGGTTCTGGAACCTCTGCACAAGGTTGGGGTGGGTACAACGCAGGAGTAGTTTATTATTCTGGTGGTGGTGGTGGAGCAAGTAATGCTGGTGGTTCTGAATTTAGTAATCGCCAATATGGCGGAACGGGATTGCAAAACAGCATTACTGGAACATCGGTTTATTACGCAGGTGGAGGTGGTGGAGCGTACAACCAACCATCAGGTGGTGTAGATACTTCGTCACTCGGCGGTGGTGGTGCAGGTGGCACAGGTCGTGACTCTTTCGGAACAGCAGGAACAACAAACACAGGAGGCGGCGGCGGTGGACCAAACTGCTATCAGAATGGCCGCACAGGTGCTGCTGGAGGTTCAGGAATTGTAGTTATTCGTTATCCTGATTCATACCCAAACATTGTTTCTATTGACGCTGGTTTAACAAAAACTGGTGGTGGAACAACACCAACTACAACAACTGGTGGATACAAGATTTATGTATTTACTGGCGGCACTGGAACGATTATATTCTGATGGCACATTACGCATTTCTTGATGAAAACAATATTGTGACTGAAGTTATTGTTGGTCGTGATGAAACAGAAGTTGTTAATGGTATTTCTGATTGGGAAACACACTATGGAAATATTCGTGGACAAGTTTGTAAACGAACTTCATATAACAGCAATATTCGTAGATATTACGCTGGTATAGGTTTTTCGTATGACCCAGTACGAGATGAGTTTGTGTTGCCTAAACCTTATCCTTCATGGTCTTTGGATTTTAATAATGATTGGCAAGCACCAGTACAGAAACCATCTGAGGATGGTTTGTGGTCTTGGCACGAGGACACACAGGAATGGACACGATA